GGATTGGAGGAATGAAAATGAATGAAGAATATGTACCCGAAAAGAAAGACTTGGGAAGGCGTGCCTTAGAACTGAACCTTGAACAGCGCAAAGACTTGTTCTTTGACATCGTGAGGGATAGGCTGGATGGAGGATGGGACTTGTCCTTTGTGGAGTACGCTCCCGACTATGCCTACACTTTCAACTACGAGCCTGTACGAAAGTTCTCTATCACTGAAGAGTGGTACGACCAATTCAATTCAGACAAAGAAATGTTTGATGCGTTTTGTGAGTTGATGGAGGATGGTAAGTTCCCACATCAATACGGCAAGTGGGAGAAAGAGATTTGTAACACAATCAACGAACACATGATTGACAACTACATTTGGGAGGAGTGCCAAGACGACGACTGGCAATACAGATTGTCATTGTGGAATCAAATTGAATCTATGTTAAAGGAGAAATGAACATGGGAAGAATGAATGACGGAACTGAATGCCTGCTGTGCGAACTGTGGCAAGACCTTGACAGTGCTGACGACTTGGACGAGTGCTGTAAAGAATGCCGAGAAGAAATTGAATGGTTGCTTAATCAACGAAGAGCGGGGAATGAATGATGGCAACCATTGTGTGTGCGTGTTGTGGGTGTTGGGTTCCCGTCCACCTTGCGAAAGAAACAGGTGAACTGTCGGAGGATGTTCACCGAGAACCACTCTACGCATGTTGGGACTGTTACAATGAGGAAAGTGATTAAGCATGACCGAAGTAATTGACGCTGAGATGAAGGACGAGTGCAACATCATGCTCTTTGTGCGGCGTAGTAACAATGACCAATGGGAAAACCACGGTAGCATCCTGCGAGTACGCCGTGCAATTTACGATGGACTCCTTAATTGGACTGGTAAGAATGAGCCGCCCGAATGGTGGGAAGGAAAGAAGAATGTATGAACAACTTGATAATGGAGAGGTAAGTGGTGAGGTCAATGGAATGGCAACCGAGTGAAGAATTGATAACATGGGGCAACGAGCATTTTAGTAAAATGCCAGTGGATAGCGTGTGGTCGCCCGATAACAGCGGCGTGCAGTACCGTAAGATGAGCGAGACAAGTTACGCACTCATCTTCATGCTCAACCACCCGCTGGCTCAAGAACACCACGAGAAGTTCACGCTCCTTATGGAAGCGTGTGGCTACACCGTGGAGAAGCCCGATGGGTTGGAAATGGTGACACCACCGATTGACCCCATGGCGCAAGCCGAAATGAACTTCCGTGCGAAGCAGGAGGTCGCTCAGTCGTGGACTTGTGAGTGTGGCTTTCCACTGGCGAATAACGACTTCTCTTCATCGGTTTATGAGTATGTGGAAACAATTGATGCTGAAACAAGTAACGGTGGCACTACGCCGATTGATTTGTGGCGTGTTGTTCTTGGGTGTATTTCCTGTGGTAATGACCTAACAATTGACCCCGATGATTTCCACTTGTTGGCCGGTGATGATGAGTTCATGCGTTGGCGCAACGGAGACAAGGAGTATGTTGCTCTTACAAGGGAACAACTCAAAGACTTCGCTGATAGCGGTATGTTTGACGAAGGTTACACCAACCGTACCGTGACGGTCATGGGCAAGTTCCGTGGTGAGGATAGAGTACCACCGTGGTTGTGGGGCATAAGTTGTTTGATGAAAACCATAAATAATGAAGAAGAGTGAGCACATGCTAACTTTAGCGAGAGCAACTGAACTGCTCTCCCGAATGCCAAAACGATTGCGGGTAAAACAAATTACCAAGCAAGAGTGTGAAGAACTTTGGGAGTTCATCAACAGTAAGGATAGACTTTCTATTTCTCAGCACATGCTGAAAGTGGAATTGGCTAATGAATGCGGTGTGATGCTTGAGCGGTTGCTTGATGTGTTAGGCGATACTCCTTTCATTGAGGGGTTGATAATGGAGGCTCGTGAAGAGTCAAGTGAGTTCACACTCTTGCAAGCCACCGAAGTTATGCGTAATGCTCATCTCAACAAGAATTGGATTCTTCCTTTCTGTCGCTCTATGAGCGTTGAAGAATCATACCTTATTTGGAAGTGGGCTACAGAGTATTATTGGAAACCCCAACGCAATCGCTTTCTCAAGTGGCTTAAATTACACAGTAAATTAAATGGGGATTATTCTTTTGATGTTCACCTTTCGGTTATATTTGATAAACTCAAAGTGACCAATGACATCAAGCCATTCAAGCGATTAGAACCTTGGGAGGGTGGTGTACCCGACCAATGGTGGTTCGTGACCGATTGTGGTACGCTGAAGTACATTGGCGGAGGCATCGTGCGTAACCGAAACGGTACACTGAACACCGAACTGACACCTATGCTTGACAGTAATGTGGAATGTTGGATGTGGAGAAACCCGTTGGACACCGGATATAACCACTCAGCAAATGTCAACTTACCCTTTTCATCGTATAAAAATCCAATGACTGAAAACTTTCTTTGGTATGAATCACAGGTACTATTGGATTCATACGCCAAGGGTGGATTTTTAATCGCTCATGAAATAGAGAGTGCATATAAAGAACCCAAAAAATTGGCGTTTTATTTGCTGACGAAAGGAACCAATGTATTGTATGCACAAGTAATGACGATACGCAATTTGAACAAAGGAGGCTATGAACTTGTTATCGGTTTTAATGATGCTGGCGAGGTTGTTGAAACAACAACGCACACCATGAATGAACTACCATTTGCACTGGACAATGCGCTGAGGCGGCGTGGGGTGAATGCTAACATTCGCCACGCTTTTCATCCTGTGAATGATTGTTTAGTTGCTAAGTTCAAATACACTTGGACACCCAATGAAGAGTGGCACATGAAGTTCGTTGAAGTAGAGGACAACATGGGTATGGATGATGTGGATGACATACTGGATTACTTTGCGATTGTAGGTGGAGAAGATGAATCTTGAATGGGTCGGGCTTGGACTTGCATTAACCCACATTCAATACAACGCTATGGTTGTAAGAAGCCCTGTTGCCTACGGCTTCAAAATAATCATGTTCGCTAAACCGAGGAAAACTTGTACCGATGAGCAGTTGAAGTGTATGGAAGTGTGGGCGCAAGCCAACGGCTTTACCTTCATGGAAACTGCTCAACTCCACGGTGACAAACTCAACAGACTGTTAGAAGTCTTGGAGCCTTTTCATTCACTGATGAAACAAACCGACCTTAACACCATCAAAAAGATTCGTTGGTTACAAGAGAATCCTATACCCAAGACGCTGTGGCGAGATGATGGTACACGGCGCAAAGTCAAGATAGGTAGGAACTGGAAGAAGTTCATGTATTGGGCTGAGGCATGGGACGCATTCTGTGAGGGATTGGAATGAAAAAGACATGTAAGCAGTGTGGCATTTCATTTACACCCTCAAGAAAAGACAAGCAGTATTGCAGTGAGCGTTGTGGGCACATCTTCCGTAGCCGTGCCAAAAGAAAGCGAGAGCGAAAAGATAGGTATTGCCTCGTTTGCGGAACGCTCATTACTGACAAATACAAAACGAAGTATTGCGGTGATGTTTGTGTTAAGAAGGTAAATAGTGAAAGAGAGTGTGCTAAAGCAAGAAAAGAAGTTCGTGAACGGCAAAAACGAAATCCAAAGTATTGTGTGTCATGTAATGTACAACTGAAAACCACTACAAGAAATTACCATCAAAAGAAACATTGCAACCCCTGTGGGGAAGTACATTTGAAAGCATATCAAGAACAACACAGGAAGGAAAACGACTACACTGAGTATTTTAGAAAGAATCACGCTAAGAAAATGCAAGACCCTACCTACAGAAAGAAGCGAAGGCTTGCTCAAAAAAGCAGAAGAGAAAACAACCCTGTAATTGTTGATTGCGAAGAGTGTGGGACTCCATTTAGACGAATGCGATATGAGAGATATTGTACACATTCTTGTCGTAAAGTTGCAGAATTGAAGAGGCGGAACAAACCATCCAACATACTGAGTAATCGTTTTCGGAGAGGTATTCGTAAATCACTCAAGGGTGGAAAAAGTAAGTCAACATTTGAAGCACTTGATTTCACACCCGATGAATTGCGTGCCCACTTTGAGTCATACTTCACGGAAGAAAATGGGTACTCATGGGACAACATAGGCAAGTGGCACATAGACCACATCCGACCTGTATCATCGTTCAACTTCACGACCACGGAATGTGAGGACTTCAAGAAATGTTGGGCGTTGGAGAACCTACAACCCTTGTGGGCCGCTGACAACTTGGCTAAGGGTAATGAGTGGGATAGCGAAGTGAACGCTTGATTTGGTGAGGAGTATTTAAACCAACAAAGAGAAAGGGGTTGAGAAGAAATGTCATGGAACGAAGTGTTGCGGCCTGTTCACCCATCCCAAGTGGTGGGTAATGACCAGTTCGTAATGGATGCCGAAGAGTGGGAGAGGTCGGGGGAGTACCCCTCAGCCTTGCTCTTTATCGGAGAACCCGGCACAGGCAAGACCAGTGCCGCCAATGCTATTTCTCGCACCATGCTCGGTGGTGCTTACAATGACATGAATGTAATGTGGACAAACGCCAGTGACGACAGGGGTATCTCTCACATCCGAGAGGAAGTGAAGAACTTCGCACGACTAAGCGGTATCGGTACAAAGCGGAAGGTGGTAGTGCTTGACGAGGCAGACGGCCTCACCAGTCAAGCGCAAGACGCTATGCGAGGTATCATGGAAAAGTATGCCTCAAAGGTACTCTTCATCCTTACCGCCAACTATGCTGACAAAATCCGCCCTGCAATCAAGAGTAGGTGTACGGTCTATGTATTCCACCGAGTTTCAGCCGAGCATGGTGCATCTCACCTTACACGGCTCACCGAGTCGTGTGGTGTCCCAGTGGATTGGGAGCCATACTACGGTGATGTTGTTGAATATCACGGCGGCGACCTGCGAGCGGCGGTTGCCTCCCTTGAGCGCATCCCCAAAACGGCTGATGCTATTAAACAATTCACGGTCAAACAAACTGAGGACGAGTGGTGGGACTTCGCCATTAGCAACAAGTGGAACGAGTTGCGAGAGTACCTCATTGAAGTATTACATTCATCGGGCGATAAGTTGCACTTCATGAACAACTTTCATCATGCCATTCGGAAGCATTTTGAAAACGATGCTGACACCACCTTTGCGATAATGGAGGTGTGGGGTGAAATGATGAAGTATGTCTATGAATGGGGCGGTTCGGGAGAATCCTATGTGGATGTCCTTGTCGCACGATTGAAAAAACAAATTGAGGTGAAAACATGAGTACATGGGAAAACGATGATGAATACGGTGACATTGACGAGAACAGTGCAGGCAATGGCTTCGGAGCGGCATCCGAAAGCAACGCCAATGCTGGACTACCAAGCGGTGTCATTGACAGACTGAAAGCATATGCCGAGCGAGTGGGTAAGAAACTGAATGAAGTCGTGGATGATTTCATTACCATGTGTAAGGAGTATTCCGCAGACCCCACAAGCGAAGATGAGGATTTGCTCATTGATTGGGCTGAACAACTTGTCGTTGAAACACGCCGTGCAAGCGGTGGCGGTAACAGCAAGTTACAAACTTGGGTTGGGTGTTTCCTCGGTGTGGCTGACAAGAAGGCTGACCGACTCGCTAACATTGTGCGAGCCAATCTCAAGTGGTTCAAGGATGACCCCGAAGAGGCCATCAGTAGTGGTCGCCTTGGCGTGTATTCCAAGAACGATGGCGTATGGAACTTGACCACCAAAGAGGGTACTGAGAGCACGGGCCTTTCTATTGAGGAAAATCCTACCCCACCTCACGGCATCAAGCACGAGAACATGTGGGTTTGTCTTACTACCTACGACAACAAGGCGGCTCCATCCAAGAAGATGGGTCGCTACGCATACTTCCTTGGTGGGGAAGAAGAGGACTTCGTGAAGAATGGTAACATTGCACTGTGGCGTGTTGACCTCACTGGTGAACATGTGTATCACAACCTCACCATTGGTCGCCCTTGTAAGATACCCGTTGTTCCTCCTCGTGATGGAGCAAGTGATGCTTTTAGCGATGTCCTTAGCATTTACTCGGACTTTGAAGTAAACTACACTGACGAGTTCGTAAACGAAGAGTTGCGACCCCTGTTGCACCCTTCTCGCTTTTGGACGAACCCCGACTTCCATGAGTTGTATGTCCCTGTTGATTCCTTGGAGGAAGCATACGAAGAGCGTAAGCAATTCTATGACGCTGGTGGAGAGCGGCGTTCCTACGGCCCATTGGTTATCACCAAAGGAACGGTTACACGCATGAGCACTGAGGCTCGTGAAAGCGATTACGACGAAGAGGGACACAATTACAACTTGACCCTCTCAAGCAGTGTGAGTGGTGATATTGATTGTTGGGTGCCCGGTGCCGTCGGCAAGTGTTCTCAACCATTCGTGGCTCATTGGGGCGAGGACTCTTTCCCCTATGCTGAACGCTCAACCGTATTCGTGTTTGGTCGTATTGGTTTGAAAGCACGAGATGGTCTTACTACTCCCAAACTGACGGTGTTCGGTGTCTATGCCGACCCACGCCGCTCTCGCCGCCGTATGACTGGCGGGGACACTGGTACGGAGCAATTCAACTGAGGTGAAGAAACATGGCAGGATTTGGACAAACAGCGAATGCACAAAAGGAATTGAAAGAAGAGCAAGCACAGCCATCCATGGTTGTCACCACCATGACAGGTGGAGACATGTTCGCTGACATGCGAGCAGAAGAAGCGAAGATGATTGAACAAGAGATTCAACACATGTTCGTTGGGATTGCTGGTTTTGATGGTACGGGTAAGTCGGGCATTGTCACCCACGCTTTCGGAGAATACCTCAAGACACATCCCGATGCTTCCATGCACGCTATTGATTTTGACATGGGTGTTGCCATGCTTAATTCAGCAGTAAACAACAACCCCAACATCATTTCTTGGAAGCCATGGCAAATGGGTATCAATGACCGCACGGCCTACGACTACCCCGGTACTCATGACCGAGTGATGAAAATTATGCGCTACATCCTCCACCAAGTGGAGAATGAAGGGGCGCATGTATGGGGTGTGTTGGTGAGTGGTCTTGATTCATGGTTGGAGATTTGTACCAATAACATGCGAATCATTGACTTGGGGCTGGCCAAAGATGGTATTGAGTCGGCTGACATTCGTGGTGCTGGTGATGCAAAGCGTGTGGAGCGACAGTCCGACTGGGCAATTCGCAACACTCGGTTTCACCAACTCACGGCTTTGTCCCGTAGCCTCGTGCGTGCGGGTGTTCGTGTGTTTTGGGAAACTCACTTGCGTGCTACGAACTTCTCTTACGGTGCTGACGATAGCAACAAAACATCGTGGCAACCCGAATGGGAGAAGAAAACCAACAACTACCTTCCTACCATCATTTGGATGGAACAGGAAGAACACTACGACGATGAGAATGAATTGATTAAAACAGAATACAGGGCACGATTCAAGAAGTGTAAGACAAATCCCGAACTTCAAGACCAGTCACGCACTGTATTTGTGACTCGTCCTAATGGACAACCCGAATGGTTTGGCTTGCCCGAACTGTACAATGGGAGTTTGTGATACTCGTTGCATCCCGTAACTGAGAGAGGTTTTAGGCAGGTAATGAACGGAAAAGGTTTGCTGGTTACATTCACACTCCTTGTGACCGCCAATGGGGGTAGGGGTACCTCCTTTCGTTCCCCTCTCTTACGAGGTGATATTGATGACAAAAATAACGATTAACAGAAAAGACTTGCTGGACTTCCTTACCTTTTTTGGTAAGGGGGTAACTTATGTTCGCATGAGTTGTGCAGGCAATCGTCTTACGGTTGAAGTGGGCTTCTCTACCTACTACCTACGAAAGCAACTTGTGGGTGCTTCCGTTGAGGAAGAAGGGTTCATCCACATCGCTTTACTTGAGAAAGCAATTGCTTTCCTCAAAGCCAGCAAGCAGACTTCTGTTACACTGCGACAAGCCGAAGAAACGAAGCCCCTTCATATGGAGGCGGGGGGCAACAAGTTGCAACTACCAAGCACTGACGACATCCTCTCAGCGGCCAAGACCGTAGTAGTGCGTAACCTCCTTGAAAAATCATCAGCAAATGGATGGAGTAGTTTTGGTGAAGATGAACTAATCGTACACGCTACACTCAAAACCAATGATTTGATTTCCCTTGCTGGCATGAAGGGCTTGCTTGCTGATGACTCATTGTACAAAATGCGTATTCACTGTGGTGAAAATGAGTTCGGTATTGTTGCCGGTAAAGCCGCTACGGGTCGCTTGTTCACCACGCTACCCGCCCTTGACAGCGATGGGCCAAACGCTACGGTAGAGACTTACTTTGGCGACTGGCTTCCTACTTGCTTGCAGTTCCTTGACGAAGGTGAAGCACGCCTTCACATGGGTGACAGTACATTGGTTATCTTTGAGCAACAGAATACTTTACTGATGATTGTAAACGAGAGTGATGTATGATGATTATTGACTTCATCTCCAACGACCCCTACGAACCGCTCACCATCTACGAGCGTACCCGTGGGGCTGACGGGGTGTTGAAAGAACGCTACATCACCCACGAGGATGAGGGGTATGTGTACCCCTTCTGTTGGTTGCGGCAAAATGCTCCCACTTGGGTTATCAACCGCCTTAGCAACCTCCATGCTCGCATCAATAAGAACGAGGTAGCCACTGGACTTGACGGTGGTGAGTTGTGGAAAGTTGAAGTGAATGACCCTAATGTATTGTGGGAAATTAAAGAGTTGGTTGGTAAGTGGACATACGAGGCTGACTTAAATTATCTTGACCAAATCCTTCTCACCAATTACCCCGACAAATTGCCGGAGTTTCACCCACGCAAGTGGTATTACGACTTGGAGTGGCAAACAACAGGCGAAGGTGCCATCACGGTCATGGCCGTGGCCGATACGCACGCTGAACACAATGTTGTGTTTGCTTGGAGTCAAGACTCTATTCGTGACACTATTACCAAGACCGAGTGGATTGACCGCTACGAAGGGTACGAGTTGCGTACCTATCCCAATGAGGACAAGATGCTCATTGGTTTCCTTGAACATCTCAAGGAGTGCGACCCCGATATGTTGATTGCTCACGCTGGTGGGTGGGCTGACCTGCCGAAATTACATGACCGATTGGGTGCTTTGCGCCACGACATGTCACCCCTCGGTATCTTCCTTGCACCTAAAAAGGACGGGTCGGGTTACAAGACTACGGCTCAGCCTATCAAGGGGCGACTGGTCTTTGACACAGCGGCACGGTGGGAAGAAGGCAGTGGCTTTGAAGGCGTGTGGCAAAAGAGTGGGCGTGGCAAAGCACAACAACGCAAGTTGAATTGGTTCGCTACTGAACTTGGATTGGGCCACAAACTTACTGATGAAATAGATGGCATGACCGTACACAATGGTTGGGCTGAATACTACGATGACTTTGTGGATTACTGTTTAGTTGATACCACCTTGCTTCGTGACATTGATAACAAACTCAACTGCACTGATTTTCACATTGCGCTACAACAAGTTGCTGGTGTACAGTTCGGTAGCACACACAATGTGAGCCGCTACTTCCGTGGTTTGATTGGTCGTAAAACAAATCTCAAAGCACCTACTTCTTACATTGAGGACAGACCCGAACTACAGGCCGCATGGGTTATGCCTCCCGTCGCTGGTCGTCATGAGAATGTGGCACTGGTGGACTTCGCATCTCTATACCCTAACATTATTCTCTCAGCCAACTTATGCTGGACAACGCTGACTGACCAAGCGGGGCCGAATGTTCTCACGCTTGACATACCCCCTAAGATGGATGATAAGGGTAACTACATTCCCGGTACGGGTGGTGTGTTCCATTGGCGACAAGATAAGGAGGGTTTGCTTCCGAAGGTTGTCAAGGACATGCTCGCTCTTCGTAAGCACTACAAGGGGTTAATGAAGGCGGCAACCGACCCCGATGAAAAGTTAGGCTACAACATGTTACAGATGGCCGTCAAGGTCGCTGTGAATGCTGTGTACGGTATGGTGGGAAGCCGTAAGGTTCGTGGACAGTGGAGCAGTTATGAGATTGCTCAATCTATTACCTATCTTGGCCGTGAGTCTATCAGTATGCTGGTGGAGCGTAGCGAAGAAATGGGGTATCGTGGGTTGGCTGGTCACACCGATTCGTGCTACATTCAAGTGCCTTTAGACGAGGCTGAAGTTGTGGCTCAACGACTCAGTGGTATTGCACAAAATGAAATGGGGTTAAAATATCTTGATGTGGAGTTGGAGGCTTTCTTCCCGTACTGGTTTACGGCCAATGTGAAGAACCGTAACTTCGGTATTAAGTCGTGGCCTCCCGAAGATGCGGGTGACATGAAGGTGACAGGTTTCTCCATCAAGGCTTCAAATGCACCTCCGCTGACAAAAGAATTACTGGGCAAAGTATTCCATATGATTTCTACTGGGAATGAAGAAGATGAAATCTTTAACGAGATTCGTCCTGCTATTCGTGAGGTGTACATGGGTAAGCGACCTGCTACGGATGCCTCATCTTATGGTGCTGTCAAGAAGGACTTGGATGAATACGGTGTGGTAGTGCCTAACCCTGCGAAAGCGGCACGATATTCCAACGAATATCTTGGTACGGACTACAAGAAGAATGACAGTGTACAATGGGTATTCATTGATGATGTACCCGAAGGTCAACCGTTCTGTAATGTGATTGCGTATGATGATGAGCGACAACTCAGTGAGTATGGAATTGATTGGGCGACCATTGTACAAAAATGGATTCATGATAAATTGAAGTCGGTGTATGAAACACTTGACTGGGATTTGGAAAGGCTGACGGCACGCCGAGTGCCGAGAAAACTATGGTGAGAACAATGGGAAAAAGAACACTGCAAATGGAGAGCAACAACGAATTGATGGCAAATACAATGTCCAAGAGTGGATTTACATTCACTTCGGCATTGCACGAGTTGGTGGATAACGCCATCGTGACAGCGAAGAACATTTCTGTCAATTTGTTGGTGGACAATCAAGGACAACGAAGTATCAAGAAAATCTCAGTGATTGATGACGGGTGTGGCATTTCTCTTGAGGATTGTGCCGTTGCATTGAGTGTTGGTGCGAGGACAAATCAAGGCATTCATGAACACGGTGTGGGAATGAAAAGTGCCATCGCATACTTTGGCGATACCGATATTTCCAAAGGATTGGACAAAATCTTCTCTTACGATGGAGTGGATTCATACGCAATCGTTGGTTACGAAGGAAACAATTTACACATTGATGACGACATTTCTGTTCCCGATTCAACAGGCACAAAAATTGTGATGAATGTTTTGTTGAATGTCTTTGCGGCAAAACGGGTAAATAGCCTGCGAGATTCACTCGGTGTACGCTATGCTAACTTTATCAACGGGGGAGGTAAAATCGTCATTAACGAAGTTGATTTGATTAGTAATAAAGTAATCAAAGATGCAAAGGGTAATCCAACATCCATTACAGTGCCAGCAATCACTCCACCATACTTTCACCCTACAACGCTTACCAATGTTCATCTTCTCAAAACTGAAGTAGCAACGCAAAATGTTGTTGCAGAACTTACCATTGGAATGAGTCCCGAAGATTATGAGGGGGTGTGGGCGAGACAAAGTTATGGAGGTGGTATTGATGTCGTACAAAATGACCGAGTTATTATGCACCGTGAGTACGAACCACTAACCGTATGGCGAGCAAAGAATCACACCTCATTGAATGGACTTGTCGGACAACTCGTTGTTAAAGAAGGACACTTGCCTACTACTCCAAAGAAAGACAATATCCAACAAACCGATGAATGGTACGAAATGAAAAAGGCCATTGCGGAAGCAATCAAAGATGCCAAAATTACTTCTTTCTTCAATCCACCCGAAAACGAAGATGATTACGATAACCTCAGTGAATCTCTCATTCGTGATGGTTTAGCCAATTACCTTGAATCACAGGTCTTACCGAATGGTGAAAAGATATGGACTGATGTAAAAACAGAAGAGTCCACAGATACAAACCTCAGTATGGATGTTACAGCATACAGTGGTGACACTTTGTATGTTTTTGAGGTTAAAAAGGGTAACTTCAATGCTCAAGACATGAATCAACTCGTTGGTTACATGGTGACAGTTGGTGCCACACACGGTGTTGTGTTTGCGAAAAATGTGCTGGCTAATGCAAAGAAACAATTTAACGAACATTGGAAGCCATTGCTTAATGATTTTAACATTCAATACTGGGAAGAGTCAAGTGCACAACACAAAACTGTACTTACTACATATGTTGATGTGGGGAATTGAAATGGGATTTTGGGACAGACTGTTTAAACGATTGAGAACGCAAGAGGAAGAGCGTATCATTGAGGGGTACTACGAGCAAGCGAAACGATTGTACGGAGATGAGGAAGAATGAGTGCTAATTTCCCTTGGCATTGTGAGTTTCATGCTGAGCACGGGCCGGGTGCTTTTGAGGCAGATTGTGGTTGTTATCCTCGTATGTTAAAATGGCTTGAGGAACATCTTTCATCTTGTCCTTCGTGTGTTAATTTGGATGAAGAAGAGAAAGATTTCATGTTATATATCCGAGGGGGAATAAAACTTGATTTGTGGTGGAACGGTACTGGGGCTATGCACGAAGAACGAGGTGAAGAAGAATGAGAAGAGATGTATGTTGGCTTTGTGGTGGAAAACTGATTTGGGGTGCTGACTTTGATGCGGAAGATTACGGTTATGAGGGTGATGGCATAGTTGCTACATTGTCATGTTCTAATTGTAATGCTGATGTAACTTATGTACTTTTAAACGAGGATGAAAAGAATGAGCAGAATTGAAGATGAAGTATGCGCCAAGATTCAGCAACGGGCTGAGGTCGGCAAGGCCAAGTATGGCGTGACGATGGAGCGTGGCGACCTTTCCCTCATTGAGTGGCTTACTCACCTACAAGAAGAACTGATGGATGCCGCCGTATATGTTCAACGCTTGATTGAAGAGGTGAAGGAATGAATACGATTAAGACGGCTACCGTTCACATGCGGGATTACCAACTTGAGTTCACGGACTTGACATTGGATGACATCAATTGGTTGCGCCAAGCGTTGAATCAATTGGAACAACACATCTTGAGTGGTGAAGAAGAATGAGTGAAGTCCAATTTTGGGTAGCGTATGATAGCGTGGGCGAAAGCCGTGTTACCATCAATGAGGCTAAGCGAGGCGAGCAGTACGAATGCTTGGAGTGCAAGGGCATCATGATACCCAAAAAGGGCGACATCAACCGACACCACTTCGCTCACAAGGCCGATTTCTCTTGTACGGGTGAGGGCCAACGACATTTGTACATCAAAGAAACAATGTATTCGTTTCTTCAAAATAACCTTGAGCGTTTGCATCCACTTACAAACAAATCGTTGTCCGTTGAAATGGAAAAGAAGTTCAAAGGGCACATACCCGATGTGATTCTTAAGTGGCACAGTGGAAGAAAAATGTGTTATTTAGCGATTGAAGTGTGTGACACATCACCTTGCACAAAGGAGAAGATTGACGCTTATGGTAAGAAGAATATCTGCGAAATAAAAATTACTGACTGGAAAGAAGAACAAATGAATAACCCGTTTTTCATCGCCATCACTCTATACGATGCTGTATATCAGCAATTGATGAAGGTACACCATGCGAATATATTGAAGCGAATAACTGAAAAAGAAAAAGACCTCAAAATCATTCGTAGTAAATTAACTTCAGTTAGGCAACAGGTAAAACACGCAGAAGAGATGTTAGAAGAAGAGATTCGTGATAAACATAAGAGATTTTTTATTGGGAAATGGAGGAAGCATAGTGACGGTGAGTTTTATGCCTACTTACCAAGTTCGTGTGCAATGGGGGATTTAGCAATTTTGAAAAATAAGAAAAATGACTATTTTGAGTTGGTGGTTGTGACGCAACATATTGAGACAGATTGGAAGTACAACTATGCGTGGTTCAGTTATACAACTATTGCAAATAAAAGGGAGAGAGATTCTTTTGATTTTGCTAACGGGGATAACTCTAATCGGTGGTGGGCTGAATGAGGTGGAACCCCAACGGCGATGATAGTCGCCCGTCCATTGACGACTACCTCGCTGAGACAGGCCACGAGGAAGAGGCTGAGTCCTACCGCATGAGTACCTATGCGTGGAATCCAACCCTTACACCCGACAAGAAACTGCGGGTCACCAAGTCAAGCCTCGGCACTTTCGGCTGGTGTCCCGAACAATACTACCTTGAGAAGTTCAAGGGCTTGCAAGGCGAGCAACAAGACCACCATATTCGTGGGCTGAATGTCCACGATATGATGGAGTGGTTTTGGGCGAACTTCACCAAGGAGCAAGAAGAGCGTGTCTTGGAATTAGTGCATGTTGAGAACAAACCACGAGAAGCACGAGAGGTTTTCTTCAGTGCTATTCCTCAGCCACCCGAACCGTACATCTACGGTGAGGATGAGCAGATTGCACAGTGGGCTGAGTGGCAGTTCCAACGCCTTCTGCATACGGGTGGCAAGCAATGGCGACCCGTAGGGGTTGAGGCTAACATTCACGCCACCCGCTATGTAGAGGTGGATGGTGAAGGCATACCTATTCACATCAATGGTTTCATTGATACTTTGTTTGCCGATGAAGATTCTTTCGCATTGATGGAATTAAAGAGTGGCAAATACAACGCACGAGGCAAACCCGGTAGTATGCGAAAAGAAATGGCATTTTACAAGATGATGCTGGAACATAGCAAACACGATGAGTACCTTCCTATATCTCATTGGGGATGGGAGTTCCCCGGTGGGGGCATCAATGGTGGAGATGGGCCTACTATCCATTATGAAAACGAGCGACCTACGGCCATGGCATCTGTTGAGAAAGCATTACAGAAGTTGGTAAAGGCGCATATTGAAATGGACTTTCCGCCCGACCCGTGGATGAAACAAAAATTGCATGATGAAGAAACTCTTGAGGAAATGTTGGAACGCAATGCACTAAAGTGCTCGTGGTGCGACTTCAAAGAACATTGTTCTTTTTGGTCGCTAACTGATGATTTCCTTGATGAGATAATGGAGGGAGAATGATGAGAAACGCAGTGATACTTTTAGAAAAAGTGTTGAACGATAAATTGAGCATGAAAGACAAAGCCAAGTACAACATCCTTGTACATGCATCAAGTAGTGGGAACTTGCCTAACCGTGTGCCGTTTATTCGGCAGGTGTACAGGCAAACCACTCTTGATGAGTTCATAGATGTAGGAGTGGGTGACATTAAGCAAAATGTTGGAAAGATGGACATTATTTATACTGTTCACACTCGCCAATTGCAAGAAGATAAAATTGCAAAAACACATGAAATGCTGATTAAGGATTTGGATGATTATATTTTCAGCAAGCGGTGAGCAGTGTGCCATTCGTGCCCATTGATTATCCTCGTGAGGTGCTTGAGTTATCAAGCACTGGCGAGAAAGGTTGGCGGCGCATAGTAAAAAACGCTGATGAATTAGAATCCTATTGGCGGGGTAAAAACGGTAGCGGCAATGTGTATTTCACAGCCTATGGCTACACAGCAACCCAAGCACCGAAGCACCACCGAGTGGACTACAACACACCACTCATACACCACTTCGTGATGGACTTTGATTGCAAGGATTTCAACAATCGTGGGGCTGAGGTAGCGTTTGATGTACCGCATGAAGAAGTGAAGCGACTTCACCAATTCCTGTTGAGCAACAACACCCTTCACTATGTGTGGTTTAGCGGCGGCGGTTTCCATGTTTGGATTCCGCTTTCCGAATCTCTCACACCGAAAAGCGGGGGAGAAGTATCTCGTATCAAACAGTCGGGGCGGGTGCTAATTAAATCATGGGAAAAGGAAATCGGGCCGTTGAACTGTAACGACCCTACCGTGATGTTTGACACCAGCGGTATGATTCGCATACCCAACTCGTACAATGCTAAGCGTGGCGTGTGGTCATTTCCTTTGACCAGTGAAGAAATCATGACCTTTACCTTTGACGATTTCATGAACAGGGGGATGGAGTCACACAGTGGGTACATCGCCCACGGCGAAAACAAATTACTCATGAATCTAATTGAGAATAAGTTCGCTGAGAACTATGACCTCAAGCCTGTGGATTTGCCTACGGTATCGTTAAATGACATTCACATTCTTCCTTGTTTGTCGCAAGCGGCGATGGGTGGGGGCAACCCTCCCCACCGTGCGAGATACCACTTTGCCTCCTACTTGGCTGACAGGTTTCGCATGTTCTTTCCCGCTTGGCGAGTTGGGAACGAAGAGAAGGAGGAGCATATACGAAGTATCGTGAGCATCTGTGAACAGCAGGAATGGGTGGACTACCGATACGAGAAAACAGAAGAGCAAGTAAGAAGCATTGTTATGACAGGTTACTCACATGCGACATGTTCAACGCTATATACCGAAGGCTTCTGTATGGGTAAGTGCAAGTATTACGATGGTACAGGAGTGAATTAAATGAGGAATAAATGGATTGTAAATAGATTGATGAAAATGTTGCAAAATGCAGATACAATGCTTTCAATTGAGGAATTGTACGAAGGTGTATTATCTCTCAAGCGATGTCCTACACGCCAACACTTGGGTGTAATTCTCTCATCATTGCCCAATGTAGTAGCAGAAGAAGAAGGCATGTGGAGGCTGAAAAAATGAAACCCCAGTTGATAATTGATAGTAACGAGCGTGGCTTGCTTTGCGAATCTGTTGAGCGCAAGGCCGCTAATGCAGGGCTGACAGTGGTTCGCCAGCCATTGGTAGTGGGGGACTACCAGTTGGGCGGGGCATGTGTTGAGGCTAAGAGTATTGGTGACTTGTTTCAGTCAAGTCACAGCGGCCACTTATGGCGGCAACTTGACAACATGGATGCAAATTATGAGCGTTTCTTTCTTGTTGTACACGGTGACATAGCCAAACACATAGCCATGGCAAAAAGTAATGGTAAAACAAATGTCTCTTATTCTAAGGTACAAAATGAATTGATGGGTACAATAGCACGCTTGATGGCTGATTTTGATTGTCAAGTATTTTACTGCAACAATGTAAGTGAAGCCGCATCTTTCATTGTGCGATTACATGGTAAATTGCATAAACCAGCCAGTAAGCATGGTGCACAGTCTGTACGCCGTGTAGCATCAAACGACCTACGACTTGACATGCTCATGACCGTGCCGGGTATCGGACAGGAAACAGCCGAGAAGTTGCTTGAGAAATGTGGAAGCATAGAAGAGATGTGCTTTCCCGACTCTATCAAACAGGTGAAAGGACTTGGAGAAGTGAGAAGAAAAATGTTGGTTGATGTGCTAACAAGCGAAGAGCCTGTACGCCAAGAACGCACGGTTCGTCGTTAAAGTATTTAAACCAACAAAGAGAAAGGGAATGAGTTACATGTTAATGAATAAATACCGTGCCGTTGAGCGATTCCCTATTTTGAAGGCTTACCTTCACCATTTCTCTCAAACTTCAATGAAGAACGAGATGCCGGGTCTGTTGTCGTTTTTCTTTATTCAAGGACAAACGACCCTACCGTATATTCGCCTTCCTACAGGTGACACCCATCTTGATTTGCGAGTGCATGTATTTTGGATTCAACCTTCTCGTACAGGAAAATCAATCGCTTGGAACTTCATTAGCGACATTATGAATGAGGCTGAGATTCCCTTTGAGTTGTTTGCATCGGGTACAGATGCAGGGCTGATTGGTTCAACAAACAATGTCGTGGATGACAATGGAAAGCCTACAGGTGAAGTGGAAACCATTGAGGGATTGCTTGCGGGGCGTAAAGCCATTAACTTTGATGAAGGGTCTATTCTTCTTACACCTAACAAGCACAGTCAAGAAACGGTGTTGTATCTTCAAACAGCCTGTAACCCTGTAGGTAGCGGCAACAACACGCTTGTTAAGCACATGAAGGGAAACAAAGTTGAGTGTCCCTCGTTGGTGTCCTTATGGATTACTACTTACCCACCAAAAGGAGTCAAGGACTATGTTCTCACAAAGGGTATTTTCCAGCGTGTCCTGTTATACTACCGACACTGGGACATGGACGAGCGACAAGAAGTAAGCAATCGCCGTCTTGGTACATTCTTTAACCGACCCGATAAAGCGGAAATCACCAAAGAAGATTTGTACGCTTATTTCAAAAACACCGAAAAGCGTATTCGTGACCGCCTACTTAACATGGCGGAGATTTCTTTTATGCAGTGGACTGAATCCTCCAATGAAGAGAAAGAAGAAATTGTACAGGAATATATGTGGGAGATGTTCACCACAACCGATGATTACGAAACGGCTTTGTACCAAGCATCCGATGAGTTGTACGACCTGTTGCGAGACATGACTCCTTCTATGTCCGAGATTGTAGCATCCTTTACACCCGCCATTGAAAATTACTTGGGCATCTTCTCGGTACACATGGCCATTCTTGATGAGTCATGGGTAGTCACTGCGGAGCATGTTGATTTGGCTCACGAGATTTTGATTGACCTATTCCAAAACCTCATCGCATGGCTTGAAGATTCTGTTGAAGTCGGTGGGAACAAGCAAAAGGAAAATAAATCACAAGAAGGTATGATTGCCGCTTACAACGAATGTCAAGCCTATGAGATTGAGGGCTACGGTGATGGGTGGAGATTGCGCTCAACATTCTTCAATACCTACATGGAAAAATCCAAGGTGTCCAAGAGTACCGCCGAAAGGCACTTCAAGGATTACGGTGGGTCACTGTTCAAGACCAAGAAGAGCGGAGGGCGTGTGTTCATTCGCAAGGTAGGTGATGCATGATGAGCGACATACTGGCACTTGACATTGAAACTGCAAACTTTTCTCATGAAATAGGAGGGTGGCACAACACACACTTGTTTGAGCCATCGGTAGCCGCTACATGGAATGGGCACGAAGGAACAATTTACTGCAACGAGGGGCTGGATGTAGATAACACCGTCAAAGCCCTACACCCACGCACTCTTGGTGACGACTTAGCCGACCATGTGGATAAGGGTGGTAAAATCCTCGGTCATAACATTAAAGCATTTGACTTACCAGTGCTAAGGGATGCACTGGATTGCTGGACGGCCAGCGACTTGATGAAGTCGGACTCCGTTCTTGATACTCGCAACTTGGTTAGCAAGGCCGCACTAAGTGTTGAAAAGGTGGCTACATCGCTTGATATTCTCGTCAAGCATACTTTAGACACCAACAAATTGATGAACAGTGCTGATGCCCCCATTGCTTGGAGAGAAGGACGATATGACGAGGTAGCGAAGTATTGCTTAAACGATGCTCAACTTACCTATGACTTGTATCAGTTTGGAAAAGCCGAGGGGCATGTCCTCTCAAGGAGTCTTGAGACAGGAAAAGTTGTTGAGATAGAAGTGGACTGGTGAAGGAAACATGACAGAAAAAGATAGCGCAAAAGGTGGAAAAGCACAGATACACAACATTCGGGCGGCAAAGACGGTTGCAGAAACCGTCAAGAGTACGCTTGGCCCGATGGGTATGGACAAAATGATGGTTGATGGTGGCGGTAATGTCATCGTCACCAATGACGGAGCAACCATTCTACGAGAGTTGGATGTCTCCCACCCCGGTGGGAAAATGATTGCTGAAGTCGCTCGTACCCAAGAATCCCTGTGTTACGATGGAACAACGAGTACAGTCGTGTTGGCTGGTCAATTGCTTGGCAACAGCGAGATGCTGTTTGAGAAGGGATTGCATCCCAATGTGATATGTCGTGGCTATCACGAGGCCGCTCAAATGGCGGTGAAATATCTTACCGAAGAAGTGGCACAAAATAGCAATGACCGTAGAAGGCTTGTAAATGTAGCCAAGACTGCCATCACGGGTAAGACCCTTGAAACAGCCCTTGATGCTGTGTCCGAGTTATGTGTGAGTGCAGTGGAGAGGGCTGGTGATGCTGAAAGCGTCAAGGTCGTATCTTTCCCCGGTGGCTCGCTTGAAGATTCATACTTGTACAATGGTGTGATTGTAAACAAAGACTTCGTGCTTGAAGGTAATGACTTTTACAACAACTTGTTGCTTATCAACACGGGTCTTGAAACTGAGAAGGCTGAGGATAATGTACAGGTGCAACTTGATGCTAAGTCGTATCAATCCTTCAAGGGTGCAAGCAAGGCTGATTTGGTAGCCAGTGCTAAACACATCGTGGACGCTATGCCTAATGGTGGTGTTGTTTTTGTGCGTGATGGTGTGAGCGACATGGTGTGTTCATATCTCAAGAAAAACGGCATCATGGTTGTGCGTCGTATGCCCGAATCTTCTATGCGTGCGTTGAGTCGCATGACGGGCTTAGACATCGTGCAAGTACCCGAAGAAATTGAGGGCAACGCCGATGTTTCAATTACTCGTGAAAGGAAAAACGATGTTTGGTACTTGTTTGTCAATAGCAAGGAAGAGAGTGAAGAGGCTACGCTGGTCTTGCACGGTGCTACATCGCACACACTGGAAGAAGTTGAGCGTGGTTTTGATGACGCACTGGGTGTTGTCTCGCTGGTCATGAAGAGCGGGCAATTCGTCGTGGGTGGAGGCAACGCCTATGTGCGTATGGCCACGCATCTGCGCCAACACGCCGCTTCGGTGGGTGGTCGGGCACAGATGGCCATTGAATCGTTTGCTGATGCTTTGGAGGTCATTCCTGCTACCATCGCTGAGAACGCTGGCCACGACCCGTTGGACACGATTCTTGCTATGCGCCACGAAATCTTACAGGGCAGGTTGTCGGTTGGCCCCGATGTCACCGAAGGTGGTGTACGAGACTTGCTGGCTGATGGTGTGATTGAGCCTGTTGTATTGGTGCGACAAGCCGTATTGAGTGCCAGCGAAGTCACCAATGCTATTCTACGCATTGATGACATCGTGGCTCGCCGCCCGGTACAGTGATAGCATGGGTAGATTGATGGACAAATTGAGGCAGAAATGTCCCATGTGCGGAGAACATGAGATTCCTCGCCGTCTTACTGGCCGCTTCATTGACTACGACAACGAGCGTGTGTATCTTTTGCATTGCCGAAAATGTGGTTTATTTTGGCTTGACCCATCCATTAAGAAACTCAAGCCCTATCGTTTGAAGGGTATTTATTTGCACCCTTCAATGGATGAAGAAGAGTAATCATTGCAAGCGCACGAAGGTAGGCGTGCTGGCGTGGCTTACGGTACAGACAAAACGCCCGTAGCCGCTGGCCGCAATTGTTTCACCAGCAAATGTAGCGGTGTCACCTGCATCTTGATTCTTGATTTCAACGATGTAGCCAGCGGGGAATGCTCCGCTTGTTGTGATAGCACATGTACCACTGCGTGTGGTGAGGATGAGGATGTTAGCGTCTGCTGATGTGATGGTGAGGGAAGTAGCGGCGGTGGTCAGCACACGGTCAAACACGGAGCGGGTAAAACGGTCGGCGTGGGTGCCGCTGTAGTACAACACATCTCTTCCATCATCATCTGCTGTGGTGCTGGCGATTTGTGCGCCAAACGATTGCCACATTCCACCGAGGCGGCTGGTCGTAAAGTTACCAGTATCGCCGTTGAACGCATCAAGTTCAGTGTGTGAATCAACGGGTGTAGTGGCGGCCACGGCACCCGTTGTAACAGGGGTGAAATAAATTGGTGAAGGGCGAATGAAAATACGCTTATCGTTGCTCTCGGTAATACTGATGTTAAGGTCACCACCCGATGCCGAGTACACTACACGAATGACCGCAAGCACCACGCTTTGTGTCACATCAAGCCCACTCGTTTTTGGATTGCTGAGGAAAGCAGATGGGGTGGTAGGGTAGGTGTTGGAGGCTGTCGTAACAGGCGTACCCATCTCCCATGTGATGCACTGGTTAGCCGTATCGGTTGAAACATACACAACAATGAGGGCTTCTTCTCCACTGCTTAACGCACTGTAAGTAGCACGCTTGTGTGCGCTTGTCGTGGTGAATGCTACATCAACGAAACTTTGAGCAGGTGATGTGGTGTGCCCAAACTTGTACAACACACCATCAATGACAGCGTTCCCGCCTTGAACACGCACCGTATAGGTGTTGGTGACTTGCTCGCATACTCCGGGTAAATCTTCGGGAGTGTTTCGTTGTGCATCGCCCGAAGCCGTATCTTCTTCAAGGATGATACCGTTACCATGCACACCCTCAAGCATGTTTGTGAGGGAGGGGCTGGTGATATGCTCGCCGTCCTCCAAACTGTCCGTAAAGACCCCGCTACCCGTCATGGATGCTTGATTTGCCGCTGTGTGTCCCGATAATGGATTGCCTGTCATTATGCCACCTCAATTGCGATTTGGATTTTGAGTTCATTTGCTGATGATTTAGTTATCGGTGAAATAGTGTATCGTGCCACAGGCGTGAACTCGTTTGTGTCACGGAACTGGATGTACACCTCCTTGATTTGGTCAGCAAATGTGGTATCGTAGGGCAGTTTGGCCTCAACAAGCAGGGAGGTGTCATCAACCACCGTGATGGTGGGGGTGAGGGTGATAGCGGGGCGACCCGCTGAGCCATCGTCCGTGGTGGCTGGTGTACCATCAAAGCCCAAAATAACCTCGTTGATGTTGCTGGCGAGCGTGTCAAGCAACAACCGCCGCATGTAGTCACTAATCGGCATAGATGTTCCTCCGTTCCCTCGTCTTGTTCACACCGATGGGCAAGCCGTTCTTGCCGATTTTGCCCCTATCGTGGGTTCCCTTCACGCCACCGATGAGGTATGCTGTGTTAAATACTCCTCTTTCCTTAACCACTGATACGATACGCAACTCCACTTTGCCGAACAAGGCTAAGTTCTGTTCCACCACCTGTACATAGGTAGCGGGGTTGGTGGCGTTTGCACCCACGCTGGTGCCCTCAGCCACGCCCTGTAGGATGCCCTCAATGCCCGTGTCAAGGTTCATCATCGTAAGGTCGCTCATGTTCTTCATCGGCATGTGCTTAACCTCGGTAACCACTTTGTTGCCACCATCGTACTTGACCGTCATACCGGGCCGCAAGTTGAGCAAGTTGAGATGGCCTGCGCTGGATATGGAGCCACGCATAAGCGAGCGTGATTTGAGCACTTGCCGTGCGACACGGCGGGCGGCGTTGGTAGTGCGGGCGGTATTGTCCACGATGGGTGCGCTGTCCTCACGCACTTCCTCCACCTGTCCTTCCACATCATCCACCGTAACAATCACCAAATCGTTGAGAGCCAACGGCTGGCCCTGCACTGTTACACGGTTGGAGATGTTTTCAATCGGGTTGTCGGTCTTGCCACCAAATCGCAAGTTCTTGTCCACGAACACACTCGCCTCGCTGAATGTGATGGGAATGTACAGCAGGTTACCGAAGCGGTCAAGCAACAGCATACGGCTGTCGTGACGGCCAAGGAATCGCAGGGCGGTCATGAGGTTCATGTTGTTGAAGTCTTGACCCACGAAGCGTGTGCTGTGCTTGCGTGCTGAAGATGCGGTGACATTCTTTGGGCGTGAGATGTTCACGCTGGTTGCTCCGCTGTTGATGGACTCACCGAGGCGCACGGCCAAGTCCGTTGTACGCAGGCCCACATCCACAGGCTGGCCAAGTTTGACAGTGCGGCCAGTAAAGCCGATGCCGTCAAGCGTCTTACCCTTCATGTTGCGTAGGTTCACCAGCACACCAAACGATGATGATTCAACCGTGTGCGGCAACAGGCGTTGCGCTGATGCGTCAGCGTTGTAAATGAGCATGGGGCTGTTGGTGCTGGAAATTAAATCATCAGCAAAGAAAGGGGCCGTATTGAGCGAATGGCCGGGGGTGTTGTTATGCGACAACTGGATGTACGATTCGCCCTCAAGGATGCGGTAGTTGCGTTGCGGCATCACTTGTAAATTACGAGTGTTTTTCTTCTCCACTGTGACCTTTGCCTTGTTCGCCTTTTGCACGCTGATGCGACCGTGATGAATGGCGTTGTCCACAAACACAGGCTTACGCACATGGGTCATGACCTCATCTGCGTCAGTGCTGTACCGACCAGTCCTTGTGTTTTTAAGAACGGTCATCGTATTCCTCCGTTTGAGGCCACCATCCAAGTTCTTTTACAGAGTTTTCGTAATCAATGAACTCTTGGTCACGCTTTTGCTGTTCGGGATATAGGCTATTATTCAATCTCGCCCACTCACTTGTTCTTCCGATTCTCACAAGTGCTTCGGGTGGAATGTTTTGTGGAATTGCATATGAATTGAAAATCTGCCTTTCCCCGAACTCATCGGGAGAATACGATTCATCCAAATAAGCATCGTTAAGCCTATTACCTCTTATTCCCCATACATCCATCGCTCCTGTGGGTGAACGAGCCGATACTTCACCACCCATATTGTGTACCATCCTTACGACTTTCTCCATGTTGCTCGTTGTGGGTTCAATGTTGTTATTGAGCATCCATGCCCAAACTGCTTTTTCGGGCATACTTTCACCATGATAATGTTTCCAACCTTTTGTTGGTAAAGCCTTCATACCCTCGCTTTGGATTTGTTTTCTGCGAGGCTCTTTTGTGTAGCGTGCGCCTCTCACCGGCCCATACGAACTGGGAAAGTCGGGATGGAACTCACCCAACTCAGTTTGGCGTGATGCCTTGAGGAAAGCCCATGCTTTTTTCATGGGTAATTTTTTGTCTTTTGGAGTTTTTTCTTCAAACTCACGAGCCATTTTCGGGTGTTTCGCATACATGAAACGCCGCTGTGCTTGGCTCACAAATGGCACATGACCTCACCACTTTACCTTGTTAGCCCAGTATGCGGCACTCATTGGCCCACGGGCGATGTTCTTAGCGTGGCGGGATTTGAACGACTTGCGCTTGTTCTTCATGCGCTCCGATTCACCAGCCTTTGGTTTGCCAGCCACGCTTGCACCCTGCTCACCAAAGCGAATCGTCTTAGTTTGTCCACCCGACCGAGCCACCACGATATGCGACTTCTTGGGATGGTTGGGGGTGCGCTTAGGCTTGTTGTACCCGCTCACGCCCGCACGAGCGAGGCGTGGGTCACGCTTGCTTTCTTTGAGAAGCATCCATGCGTCATTCATTGGATTCATGAAGCATCACCACTGTGGTCATTTGAATTGTAGGTTACATCTCCTTTATGTCCTTTTGGATGGAGAGATTGCGAGAAGCGGGGTTGAACGGTGTAATCCATGCGCTCTTCCTTGCTCTCACCCTCTTGGTGCGTGCGTCGGCGTGATGCGTCAGCACGGTAATGTTGCAGGGTGTTTTCACTGATAATGACACGAGTAATCTCGTTGTCCAATAGCGATGAATCAAAGCCAGTAGCGGCTGTGCCGATAATCTTTGGGCCTTGACTCATTGGCACGGTGTCGCTTGTACTGATGTCCATGTAGTATGCGGGCGCATAAGGTGGGTTGGTGTCGGGATTGGTGCTACGGATGTAAGAGCCTGCCGATGCTTGACCGCTGGTTGTCTCGTACACATACAGCCCGTATTTACCACCAGCGGTGGCACTGAAGTAGTTACTACCATACTGTGGACTTGATGAGTGCAAGTTGAGGTTGGAGCGGAACATCTCAGCGTGTTGTTTGTCCAGCAAACGAACTGGGCGCAACATGTAGGAAATGCGCTTGTCGGTGAGGTTGGTACGCTGGTGCCCGTTGGTGTCAGTTTGATACGGGTTACTGGACTTCCATTGTGAAACATTGTATGTAAATCCATACTTTTCCGCAAGGTAACCTTCCACTTGCCTTTCTTCCTCAATTGTTAATGCACGATTATACTGTATTACTTCCGCAATTTTTCCATTCAAGTAATATGAAATGGGTACATTCCCAACAATGTAATTACCCTCATCTGCTTTCCAATAATTGCCTGTTGCAGTGTAATTTCCTGCACCTTGTAAGTTCATTTTGATTGTAGCAGTGCTTCCATTACCATCACCACCAGTAATAGAAGCAGTGACCAACTCGGCTTGTCCACCCACTGCGCTGTTTGTTGCTGAACTTAATGTTGTCCATGTGGTGTTGCTACCTGCCCACCATTGCCATCGGTTGTTTGAATCCATTCGGATGTATAAATTGAATCCACTGCGATTAACTGGACTTGTTGCTCTTGATTCAATAATACCATGAATAGCGTTATCGTCACTATCTGCCCATGCAACGACAAATACTGTTACTTCAGCGGTGTTTAAACGAGCATCAAATGGAGTTTCCAATTTATCATCACCGTCGCAATCTATGACCGGCATGTTGTTTACATTAGGTGATGAGGCAATGTATGTTGGTTGAGCACTGGCTGTTGATTGAGTGAACTCGTGCCCGTTTCCACTCACATCTTTCCACGAGGTAACAGCCGCCCCATCAGCCAAATCAAGACTATCTGCTTTGAGCCACAACGCCATACCCGATGTTGGTATGCCTCCCCAATCAGTATCGTCAATGGGAGATACGAAATTGCGGGCTTCTGCGATGTAGGTGCCGCCGAGCGGGTTGAAGTTAGAGGTATGGGAGAGGCGCATAACACCACCCTGCGGTTGGCCACCAAAGTCCAGTGAGGTAAGGTCGTAATGCCCAATTGATTGCGAGCCTGCTTGCATACCACCATGCACGATAACACGCTGGCCTACGCCACGGTCGGTATGCAGGCTGTGAGCCTCAGTGTTAATGGCAATGAGGTTATCATCCACGCCCTCCACATTCTCGGTGTCAAGTCCAATACGGGGCGCACTACGGCTTACAGCGTCCTTGTGTGGAGAGTCGCCGCTCACCGTTTCCACACGGTCACTCACCACGGCTTCGGGCTTGAGCAGGCCATCCTCAGCGATGTTAAGGCGTGCGCTAATTCCACGGGGCACTTCAAACGGTTGTAAAATATCGTTACGAGCACGGATATAGCCATCATTCATGTTTGGCTCAGCGGTGTGGTGAGACAACACAACACCTGTTGCGTGATACGGCTCGTTGAGGGCTGTCAGCACATCCTCATTGAAAGCAGTGGGGTATCGCAGACCACGCCCGTGTCCATCATCACCAACACGATGGGCGTTGGTGGGGAAGTACACATCCACAAGTTGTGTAGTGTCATTGTTGTTGGTGTCGTTAAGTCGCCCACCGAAGCGTGGGACAGTTACACCCCCCGCTAAACTTACTTCACCATTACTATCAATCAATCCCTTCATATTAACAACTGGGTTTCCGTTGTTGTAAATGCGCTGATAGGGGGTTCGGTCATCTGTTCGGTCATATTCGTACACATCAGCGGCATCCCAAGCAGGGCGAATACCGAAGGCACGAACAGGATGGCGGCGCACATCCTCACCACGAGTGTTACCCCACCAGTCCACCAAGTAATAGGCTACAGCCTCGTCTAATTTGTAAATACCCTTGCCTTCGCTATCACCCCACCAATCACGAAGAACAGTGTTGGTGTTTCGTAGCGTGCGAACAGGACAACCGAATGGGCGGGCTACACGCATACCGTCGCTGTAACGCACCTGCCATTCGGGTTTGTCCACTCCAAGCATACCGCTGAAGTTGGTTTGACGCTCCATGATACCGAGTTGGGTGTTGGGGTATGTACCATTGGAAAGGCCACTCCCGCCTGCGTATGTCCATGTTTCAGTTTCACCTTGCACAAGTGGCCCGTGTGGATAACCTACGACATTGTTCGTAGTCGTTACAGCCGCCTCACGGAATGCACGCATACCATACAACGACCATTGTGGTTTGTTGTACGGTTGGCGCAGACCAATACGATAACCAAATGGGCGGGTGCGGGTAGGGTCGCTGATACTGTCGTAAGAGGTATTACTAACACCGTTGAGCACCGTGTAACCGCTACCAGTATCATCAGCGTCAGTCCATACTGGGCCATCAAACGAGTAGTCTCGTGGATAATTCCATGCGGCTGAGACATACCCGTACCCGTCAAGACGACTGATGAGCGGGCCACCACGACTACCACACGGCCAGTAATGGTTGAGGTTGGTCTTTGTTGCCGCATCGCCCGAATCAGCCTGTCCACCTTGTGGGTCAAATCGGTTTGCAATCAACAAGGGGTTTCCGTATGTCGTGTCCAACACATCGGCGGTAACTAAATCTCCGCTACCATCAATAAGAATTGTACTGCCAATTGGTATAGTTGCTTTGACAGTTTCTTGGAAAATGATTTGTGTGCCGCTACCTCCACTAACGGTGTATGCTGTTCCATCAATGATAACTTTTAGAAGAGAAGATAAAACAGTACCTCGTAATGTAGTATTAACAAAATTACTACCTACCCCAGTTACCGTTGAAGGGTTACCAGTGGTGTCTTTAATTTCATATGGCGGTGCTACAAACTTACGGTCAAATGCAAATGGGCCGAGGCTGGCGTAGTATGCGGCATCGTGGTAGTGTACAGTCTCAAAATGTTCGGGCATACTATTGAGTGGTTTCTTGTCCACAGCACGGTCGGTGAGTGGGTTGAGCCATGTGCGACTGGAATCGGAATAGAAGGTATGGGGTCGCCCAAGGTTAGGATGCCACAAACACAAGAATGCATCGGCCATGTGCAGGCTGTTGGTATCTCGGCTACCCTGTAGCATCTGCGGTAGAATGCGAGTCACCATGCTGGTCTTGGAATCTGTGAAAATAGCACCAGCAGGGCGGAAGTCGTAAGCACGGGTAAGGCGCAACTTCGTGCCAGCAGTTAAATTGCTGGTGAAAGAAGTCTTGGCAGTAATAGTGAATTGCTTTGGTTCATTCATGTTCGTAGCATCATACCCACTGCGCTCAGTGTAAGTATGAGTGCGTCGTACACCATTAGCATCCGTGTATTCCAACTTGTTGCCGTAGTAGGGTATTTGCGGGAAGCCACGAGCATCATCAACGGTGATGGTGGTTGATGTCCAACTTACCACGGTACACACAGGGTTGAGGCTGATGTTCTCAAGCACCTCGTGATACAAGTCGGGGTACAAACTTGGGTAGCCTGCAAGTGTGATTTGACAGGCTATACTTCCCGTGCTTGCACGCAAGAACTCGTAGTAGTTGTCAAGACGATGGTGGTTGAGGTGACGGAAGCCCGTAGCGTCTGCATGGTCGGGGCCGTTTTTGTGGATGATACTCCACCACGGGATGTTGGTCGTCATACCCGGAGTAGAGCGGTCAAACATTTGCGGGTGGTAAGGCAGTGAACGCTTGACAAATGCAGGGCTTTCGGTTGCCTGCACACCCAAAGCGTTGTACAGCATCAACGGCGGGATGTTGGTGAATTGGCTACCGTGGTCGGGGTCGTGGTCAAGGATGAGTTCATTGATGAACACCTCACACCCACGCACATCAGCCATCGTAGCCTCAGCCAATACAAGAGCGACCGCACCCGTAGCACTGTCGGGTTCACGCAGACCTACAACGAGTGCGACCTGTTGGCTGGTCAGTTCATTGACGGTGCCATCGGGTAAACCAGTGGCCGCACCGTTGGCATGGTAGCCTATCAATTGAGATTTGTGAATGTTAGGCTGAATGACAATTTGGTATGCACCTACCTCGCTTGGGTCGGGGAAGTGATGGCGCAGGGTGTAGGTAGCGGCGGCTTCTAACACAATGGAGTGTCCACCAGCCTTGTTGATGTTACCAGCCTCTCCTTCCGATGCCAGTACACCATACCCATCGCTACGAATCTTGGATTCAAACATAAGTGTGAAAGCACCGCCGTGAATATCACTCGGCCCGCTTGGTGTAGCCGTAAGCGCACCGAAGGTGTGTAGCGTATCGTAACCGTACAGTTTATCCGTAAGTGTAGTTGAAATATCGGTCTTGAGGTCACCAAGGTCTTGTTCTTCCATTAGTGCTGTTTCATGCGCTTTCACTGTAGCAGAACGGATTGCTCGGTGTTTATTGTACAGACCTTGATAGGCAGGGTGAGCAAAATGGCCGGGAAGCATTGCCATGGTTGGATTGACAAAGTGATGCCCCATACGAGGCAAAGACAATGGACTCATCTGCGGTATTTCGTAGATAGTATGACATAGCGTATCAGCCAGTGTCCAAAAATTGATGTAACGAGTATGCACCATGTCGGGTGAATTACCACTCACTTCTGCATGGTCACGAAGGCGGCGAGCGGCAAAGAAGCGAGTACTGCCTGCTGGAATGTAGTACGATGGAACAACTTTCAGCGAAGTAATTGAGGATGAAACAAGTGCATCAAAGTCAGCATCTCCAACACATCCAGTAAAAGTGGAGCCAACAATGTTGGTAAATGATGCAACCCCACCTCGGTCAGTAACAGGGTCATACAAGCGCAAGAACTTGCGACCATCACGAATGGCTTCATTAAACAACAAAATATCGGGAGCGGCATTGACAGTAAGTGTAGTGCCGCTGTATGACACAGCCGTTAATTCAGCGTTTGTTACACCACCAGCGTGCGTATAATAAGTTGGGTATCGGTGACTGTGGGTGTTACCGTTCTTGGTGATATGGAAGAACAGTGTACGGTCATGCAACTCGTATGAAGTTTCAAGCGGAGCGTTGCCTGTAGCCGTTTCCCAACCCGAATAAGTTGGGTCGGGGAAGTTACCTTGGCTGATATGTTCCCAGTTATGGTCGCTAAATGTACCACCAAGGCGTGGCCCTTTTGTTTCATCAGTAAATAGATGCTTGATACTGTTAGCAGACATAGGCCGCATCATTCCACCCGTGCCAAACGATTCGTTTTGGTAGGCTTGCAAACGGTCAAAGCCAGCACGCACAAGCAGGTTACCGGGAATGCTGTCGGGGTTGGGAAGGCGTACCTTGAGGTTTGGCTCTACTCCACTTCCAGCGGTTGCGGGAGCAAGACCTTCTGCGCTACGGTCGGAAACAGGGTTGAAAGTGCGGATAATCGTACCAAATGGCGAACCACCTTCAATAATGTGAACTTGGCCCGTGTCGTCCTCAACTTGCACTTCTTCAAACTGCATTTCTTCATTGGGGATAGCCAATACATTTCGCAATTCATCGGGGTGTGCGGCGGCGATTTGTGGATGGGCCAATTCTTGAGCCTGTATAATGGGGAACATGGCACTGTTCGTGGTTTCAAATGAGAAGCGGTTGATACCGTACAACTTTTCACCTGTGGTGTAGGCTGTTCCACTGTTTACTCGTGTAACAAATGGTACTGCACCAAGTCCACGAGCGTTGACAGCAGGGAGTGAAAGATTACCGCCATCCATGCGCTTCCATACGATATGCTCCACGGAGAAGTTACGAGCGGGTGAGCGTTGATTCATTTTGAAAGCGTTGGTGTCTCCAAGCCAATAATTCGCATCATCTCCGTATCGGTCAAGTTCAGTGCTGGTACTTGTTTTGAGGTCAGTGATGAGGTTTCGCTCAACATCAGTAGCATCTTCCAAAAAGAAACTGCCGGGGCTTTGGTCAAGGTCAAAGAATAAATCACCAGTCTTTGCGTAACATGGTTCAGCATTGTACAATATATTGTCATCAACAACAGGCCCGTGCATTTGGAAAGGCACTGATGGAATGTCGTCAATAGGCAAGGTCACGGGCAGGGGAATCAAAGCCTCAATGTTTGGCCCTCCATGGGCAGGCGCAACAAATCTATCCACACCATGAATGCGCTCATCCCACTGTACTGTACCAGCAAACTTGATGGCATCGGCGGCGGCAGTACCACCAGCGGTCTTGTTTACTACAGCCAACCAGTCACCTGTTCCAGTGATTCCGTCACGGTCATACTTAGCCACTAACGGCATTTCGGCTTCATACGATATAACAAGGAAAGCACGACTAAACACGCCTTGAGTATGATGAAGGGCACGAGGTACAGCGTTTTTGTCACCAATGTGAACAGGGTCAGTGAAATAATTTGAACTTTCAGCGTCAGTAAACGAGTAGGCTGGTGTGGTATTGGTTGATGCGTATGTCCAAGTGTACTTTGTTGTAATCATCGTGTCTGTGTTGTTCACACCATTAAGCACACCTGTTGCTTCGGGGGCGTTACGCATAGGTGTGTAGTGAGGAAGATGCCCAAAAGTGCTCATCACACTTGAGGCTGGCCCGTAGGGTGAAAAGCCCAATATGGGGTGCCATGCACCCAACCCTGCACCATATCCTTCTGTACCGACTTTAAGTGAGTTAAGGTAAGAGTAACGCTCACCAGCCCACCCCATCGCACCAACAGGTCGTGTACGGTCAAGAGCATCCACAAGACCGCTAAAGTGTACACGGGTCATGTGGTCACGAGTGCTATCGTTTTCGTTGTTGTAGTAGTGAACACCCGACTTGCTCCAAATGTACAATTTTGTTGGAACACCGTATGGCGGAGCAATAGCAAAAGTAGGAACAGTGACAGGTGTTATTAAGTCGCACTTTTCCTGCCATGTGGTTATATCTTCAAACTGTGCTTTACCCGTGATTCGGTTTGGTGCAAGCCAAAATCTCACTGTCCATGTACCACCGTTGTCATACACCTCACGAGAATGATATGGTGCAAAGGCTGGACAAATGCCCCCACCCGCTACGGGACGACCACCATCATCAGTGCGAATCCAACCACACGCAGGGATTTGTTCAAGCGATGCTTGGGTACCACCACTCATTGTACCTTCAATGTAAGACTGAGAAGAAGTGGCGGTGTCATTCACATACACCGTGTTCCAGTCCATTTCAATCCAACCGTATCGGTCTTGGCGTTGAGCGTTACCCATACTTGGCATGAAAGTACCACCCATTGCTTTGAGTGCCCCTTTGCCGGGGTTTTCGTTAATGGCTTGGCCGATGATAGTCGCCAGTTCTTCTCCGTTTTGACAGCGTGTAGCATCAACTACGATAATTTCACGGTCAAAGTCACTGGCACTTTCTCCAAGTAAGCCATTTAACACACTGGTAGCCATTACTCCCGATACACGGAAAGCCGTTGGGTTCACGAGGTTACCGTTGATTTTGCTAATCGTGAAATCATTCTTTTGCATTTGCGGATTGAATGCCATTTGATTGTCAAGCCACGAGCCGCCGGGGTGATACCCACCATCCATGTGGAAAGTCATATCGGCACTCATGGCTATGCCGTAATACGCCATAGCGCAGTGCTGGTATGGGTGTGCTTTACGATAATCTGCATCGTTACTGAGAGAAATCTTACCGGGTACTGGATTGATAAAATGCTCACCATAATGGTAGCCGTGTTCGGGTCGTTGGTATAAACCGACACCATCTCCAATGTTTGGAATACCTTGTGCTGGTGACCAGTTAAGTGTTGTACGCCAATGAAATCGTTGTCGGTCTGTTTGATATACGCTATTGGGTGGGCCATAATCACCATCCGAGTTGGTAATTTCGTTGGGTAGATTGAGATTGGCTGGCACTTTACTCCATGTGTTACCCGTAGTCACCACATAGCCGGGGTGCGGCTCAACATCTCCAAGACCCGATGTTGGTTCATTGAATGGGAAGGCTTGACCGGGGCCATAAATGAGGTAAGTGGTGAAATACTTCGTGCTTGTTTTATGGTCAGTGTAGCGTGCAGTTTGATGTGGCATACGCATAACAAGAGGAATGGGTCGTTGGCGAACAATACCGTTTGCGTATCGTGCTGTTACATGGCTCGGATTAGTGATAAGATTTATCAGCGTTCCTGCATCAAGGTCGGGTGACAATACATTGTCTTGGTTGTACGCTGGCGGGTTAATGCTACCACGATGTTGGTTGAGAAGAGGCGTGCCGGGGAAGAAAGCGAGCAGGGCGTTACAGTCCACCAACGCATATGCTGTGCTAATTTCGTTAGCGTTCTGTATGCCCGCTGTACCTGTTGGGCCAGTAGAATACGGGTGCGTGTAAAATGAGGAGTAATCGTTTTGCGAGCCGTCATTGACATCCAGCACGACCCCACTGAATCCACCACCGAAGTACAGGGGTACACTGTGGTCGGTGCTGTCCCGCCCGCCTTTGAAGTAGGTGATGGGTTCACTTTCTACGCTACCGTATAGGCGCATACCACTACACTTTATGTCAGCATGACTCATTAGTAATCCATCTTCAGTTACACTTCCGCCACCAAACTCATTCATAAAAGCATCATTAGCGTATAAATCGGAAACTTCTAAAATTGTTAAAGAGTTTACACCCTGTTGTGATTTCATTATGGCTATTTTGTCACTTCCATGATATACTTTTTTTCTTTCACCAAAAGAAAGAAGTTTTGTTTCACCACTAAAAGATGCACTTTCTTGTCCAGCGGGTTTTACCAAATCAGTAACATATTCACCAACAAGAAGAGTAAAAGTGCTTAAATTATTAGGTGGACTATAATTGTGATTAGCAAATACAGCCATATTATTATTGATTGCTGGTAAAATATGGTCACCACTACGAGAAGTGTAAGTCAATCCTTTGAGGTTGTTTGCCCATGTTTTTGTAGGCACTGGGTCGTTATACGAATCCACCAGTACAGGTGTAGGAGTATTGGTATGGTAACCACGGGCCTTTGTGCGGATTTGTAGCACAGTGTAAGGCAAATAACCACAATCGGCTTTTTGGTGATTGTCCTTAATGTTTGCATCACTCACTGGTTTATGGTGGGCACTGCTTGCCGTAACCGTCCATTGACTGTTGCTTGTTTGGTCAAGTTTTTCGTATTCACCAAACTCAAGGTGCGGTGCCTCAATACCCAAGTCTTGGTGAAGTGATGCCTCAAACATGGTGGAGAGCGGGCGTGCCCCCCGTTGCGGATTGTGGGCACGGATGCGAATAGCGTCAGCGGCCACGCCCCAGTCTCCAAAGGTGCGCCCGTCAGCGGCGTACATGTGTCGGCAATCAAAAGTCACACCGTCCTGCACATTGGGATTAACCAAGTTGATAGCCTCAGCCGTGACAGCCGCAATTAACTCATCAGTTACGAGTGTTGTCCAATTGATTCGTGGTGTAATAATGGCTTTAATGATACGATTTGTTGATGTGTTAAACATTGTTACTGCACCAGCAGTTAATGATATATCTCCTAAAACTGATAAATAATGAGATGCGTTGAACTCATTACCTCGTACACCGTAAAACACATGTGTACCAGTAGTACCTAATTGAGTACGACTTTCATATGAAATTACATTACCAGTGCTACCAGTTATTGATGTAAAAGGGTCAGTAATTTGAATAACACCGTTTTGGCGAGGGAAACCAAGATAACCAAGAATATCGGGATGATTATTAAGAACAGTTGCACCAGTGTCAAATGGTGCACCTAACAAAACTTCTAATGTTGATGCGCTGGCATCCCACGATATATCACAATCAACCCCTAATGATGGCGCATAAACACCTCTCCATTGGTTTCCTCGCCAACTGTTTTTACTGAGTAAAGAAACATCCATTTGTCCTGTAGCATCACCATATCCCAACATGTGGTGTCCAATGGTAAAGCCACCTTTTGCTACATCCCCATCGTTGAAATAAATGCACACTTCATCATCAAGCGTGGAAGGAATGGTTGTCAAATCGTTGGCAAAGGCTTCATCCATTTTGCGGTAAATGTAACGCACACCGTAGCCTTGTCCTCGGTGGTCAGCAAAACGGAAACCGTACAGTGGAGTATCACCGATTGCATCATCAATCACTTCTGTATTCTTGACATGGCCGCTATAATTTGTAATAGCCGAAGGAGAAGTGCTTCCAATTTGGATTCCTTCATTGTACAATTTGTCAAACGACGAATCACCTTTGCGACCAAGACCATGCTTACCAGCGATGGGTGAAAAGCCGGGTACACCCGAAGCAACCAGCCCACCAAAGTTGATACGACCTACGGCCTGCTTACCAACACGCAATCCTTTGACGAGTGCTGTGGATGGGCTTTGCGTTTCAAACGATTCATCGTTCACACTGTTATGCGACATACCACCGAGATGAGCAGAAATGTTGCGCCCCTTGGGATTAGCCACTTCATTTCGTCGTGAAGTAATATCGTGATTACTGGTGAAGGCTTCATCGGGTTCTTCCTGTGCTACATACTCACGCAGTGTCGTAACGGGTGCAAAAGGTCGCCCGTCTTTGTTAAGTGGCATGGGTGCAGGGTGCATGTTTTCACCCAATATCTCATCGGGCTGTGCCCAAAAGTTGCGGAAACGGCCACCGTGACCGATGAGGAATTGCGGCTGATACGATGATTGGCCCTTGCTGTTGTCAAGCCACACACAGAAATTACGACCCGATGCACCGGGAATGGTGGAGTGGATGACAATGCTGTAGCCTTCATTACCGTTAATGTCCTCAACCACCCGACCTAAGTGCGCTCGGACATACCCCATGTGAGAACCACGGTCATGCGTGTCAAAGGCGATGTCGCCATACCAAAACGGAGCAGGGTCGTATGTGGAACCTGTGGCGGCAAAGTCTGCGTTAATGTGGGCTGAGGTGGGGTCTTTGTTTTCATCAGCGATGTCTTGACGCACACCGATTCGTGTAAGGTCAAGCCGTTCACTTTCACCGGGGTATTGCTGAGAGGGACGGCGAGCGTGCGTGCGACCATTAGGTGCACCCCCTTGGTTGATGAGGCGCACCATTTCCCGTGCCGCCGCTTCAATGTCAGTGACACCCTCTTTGACTCCGACTTCACCCAAGTCAAGAGTCATACGGCGCACGAAATCCATTTGAGTCCAGTGTTTGAGATGTTGCAAGCGTGACTCTTCATGGTTTGCTAATTCAAGAGTGGAGTTTCGTTTGCCTTTCAAACAAAGGAAAGCCGAAATCACACGAGTACCATCGGGTGTGTCAAACAAGGTGCTTGGGTCAGTTAATGAAAACAAATTGGGGTCTTGGTCGGCACGGTGCTTTTTCAATCGTTTTAACAAAGCGTTGCCATCATTCTCTTTGCGAATCAACTTATGTGCTTGTGAGGCATAATAGACTGAAGCCACCGCAGGTTGAACACGAGGGAGGTTGCTATCTCCTACAGTGTGCGTATTACTTGTTTGCTCGTGAAATAAACCAGTGTGAACGAAGTGCCCGTGTCCCTTTCCTCTCCGTGCTGAGTTTGCTGTACTTGTAGGGTCGCCAATTGTGTATTTTTCATCACTACCAGCCGTGGTTTTACCCAACAAGTCATGTGTGACGGTGTTTGGAACATTGTGAGCGTATGCACTTTCAATGAACTTTGATTGTTGCGTAGCACGAACATACTTGTTTTGTGAAGGGAAACCATTGGCTACATCAATCTGTGTGGTAAAGTAGTGCGGCGCACCACCGTTGGTGCTGATAAGGAACTTGTCAAGTTTGATGGTTCCTGTTTCGTGAGCGATGTTGCGGGTGTAACCAATAGTAGGCGTAGCCGCACTGGATTGCACCTGCATGTGAATGTCATGGAAAGCAATGAACTCACGGTCGTGGGCTACATCAAACAACAACACACGAGCGTTTCCATCGGTGGATAGATACGGGTCAATGTAGGCAACA